GGCGGGACAAGGCAGGTTCGGCAGCATCATAAACACCCCGTACTTTCAAGGCATTAATAAAGCCATCTATGCGGTTTGCCAGCGTGTCTAATTGATTAGCTTGGTCTTGGTATAGAACAAAGTCAGGAATTGGCTCTAGGCTATCTGTAGTCAGCGTAGCGTACATTGGCTTAGGACATGGGAAGAAACCTTCTAACTGTAATGGGTCATCCTTTTCGTCAAGAATCTCACCCATTGACTTGCTAACCCAAAAGACTTTGCCTTGTTCTTTATCCCAAATCTCATAGATACAGGCTTGGAAATGCTCGGCAGCCATCTGTTTTTGTGCCCATTTATCGCTATCAGGCTTGGTGTCTAGCGGAATCTTACCGCCTAATTCGTCACCAAAGCGGTCAATTAAGGCTTGACGGCCCATATAAACTTTACGCCATATAGCCGTTACTTCTTCCCAAGTACGAGCAACAGTATGACCAAAATCACGCCAATGGACATAATCAACTGGGGCACACTCATATTCAATTCGTTCTTGCGACTCCACCAGTTCAGCGTTTTCCGTTTCTGCTTCATCGGCATCCTCTGTAATCTGTACTCCATTACCTACATCTTGACCTGCTAAACCTGAGTTTAAGTCGTTTTGCTCTGCAACAATATGTGGCTCATAACGCACCCAAGCCGTACCTCTACCGCCTAAAAGTCGGTCTAAGACTGCGTTTTCCATTGCGGAGCGGTAGTCATGGTAATGCTCAACCTCGTACTCTAATGCCCGTTCTAGCATCATAGAAGCGACTCGACCTACTGGGTCGTTATCTCTGAACCTACGGCTTACATCAGGGCGTGGCAGTCTAGCAAAGATAGCGGGTCTAATAGTTTGAACATTTGACCAAAGGATATTAAAGCGAGCATTAGGGTTATTCCTAGTACGGCTGTCATCTCGATAACGCTTAATGATTCGGGGAACTCTTGCTTCCCATTCCCTAAATGACTTGTCATACTGGGCAATGGTGTTATACCAATCCTCGTAAGTTTTATTAAGCGTATCGTGCATACTTATTCCTAGGTAAAGTTGCCAATTGCTACTACTTCAGCACCAGCACCCGTTGTTATCTTCCAAGCACCATTAACTGATTTAGTGTTGACTTCTACAGAATAGACACCGATTGCAGTATTGGCGGCTACTAATACATGGGATGTAGTGTTGTCTAACAAGGACACAGTTCCAGTAGCTGCTGTAGTAACTGTAATAATTAAACGATGTAAATAATCACCTGTTGCACCTGTTGTTCCTAATACTTGGGCGGTAGCTGATGCGGCTACATGTTCATATTTAAAGCCATAACTGGCTGCGACTTCAGGCATTTTAGATTCTCCTATCTTGGGTTTTGGGGGTGGATTTCCACATTTCTTCTAGCGTAACTTCATTCTGTCCAACACTAATGCCACGCATCGGTTGATTTTGTTTAATAGTGTCTGCTTCATCTTGCCAAGCCACAGCCAACATTCTGAAAGCGTCTGAACCATGACTTGTCCAATCATGGCGAGGCTTATCTCGAAATACTTTCTTATCTTCATCGTATTCCCTTTGGTACTGACGCAAACATTCAATGCCTTCTGAACACTTCATGGCATCAAACCAAGTCCTAGCTAATGCCATCCTTGATGCTTGTATGCCGTCTTGTAATGACAGATTTGGAACAATTTTAAACGATTCTTTAGGTAATTTGTCAAAAATTTGCTCAATTATGCTCTTTCCACCACTTGCCAAAGTCTTTGCTCTAGCGTCATGCGGTAGCCAATGTGTGCCATATTCGTATGGTCGTTCTTTAATTTGGTTAGCATAATAAGGAATAGGTTGCCCATGTGCTTCATGGTAATCCAATACCCGTATTTCTCCATGTACGACTTGATACCACCAAATAGCCGTAGCATCGTTAAAGCCCAAGTCCCAAGCCGTATGCACAGGAAACATGGGGTCGCACTCAACCTTATCAATACGCCCTGCATCGGTCAATAGTCGCATCTCTGTGCCGTATATAGCCCCTAGTATGGCAGCTTCAAAGCTACATTCAAACTCTTGCTGATACTGGTCAATGGTCATCAGCTTTAATGCGTCATCCAGTTCTTCTTGGTCGATGATTTTGGTTTGACTTGCCCGTAAGACTTTGGAATACCATTCATTAGGGTTTAGCGTGGCGTATTGGTATATGTCGTAAAAGGTATTGTGACCTTTAGGAGTACCAATAAACACCGCCCAACCCCGCCTATCAGATAGCAATGGGCGTATAACCTCACCCCATAAACTAGGCTTTGTGTCTGCCATTTCGTCAATAATTACGCCATCGAGGTAGTTTCCACGCAAGCTGTCAGGCGAATCGCCACCAAATAGCCTTATGCGTGAGCCATTCATAAGCTCTACCCATAGTTCTGAGATGTTATGGTTGACCCGTACAGGCTCGGAATACCGCATTAAGTAATCCCAAGCAATAGACTTAGCCTGTGCGTAGTACGGGGCTATATAAGCGTACCTAGCGTTATCTTTACCTTCGTTAATGGCTCGTAGCAATAAGTCGTTAATACACGCTACAGTCTTGCCACAGCGTCTATGAGCAACAATCACAGCCCAACGCTGTTGTCTAGTGTGAAAATCCCAAAATACCTTGCGTGGCCAGTAATCTATTTCATGCTCTAGCTCGTCAGAGCAGATGGCATTTTCCATGTAACTGTGTGCTTAATAGGTTGTTTTTGGTCGCCTGCCACTTCAGTACGGGCAAGTTTAGGCATTGTGTATTCAAGGGCTTTGAAATAAAGGTCTAACCGCTTGGCGGGGTCGTCTATCTCATTTAGCCATGAATCAAGCTTATCTGCGTTGGCAGAGGTAAAGGCTGCAATGGCTTGTTTCACCTCAATGGTGACCTTATTAGACGCTCCTGTAGGCCTTCCAGCCCCTTCACGCTTACCGCCTTTGATAGATTTTGATTTTTTATCATCCATACTTATCCAAGTGATTGATTAAGTTAGGGTTTATTCTACTACCTTTTTTAGTTCTTGCTCTAGTATTTCTTTGCGAGTTAATGGTTTGCTGTTTTGTTCAAGGATTTTGACTTCTGCGGGGTCAAATACAACAAAATTGCTTGTGCCACCTTTGCCACGACTACCAGCATCTTCGTAGCGTATGCCTTTGATGCCTAAAGCATTTAACGCTTCACTAGCATCTTTGTCTGTTTTATAACCTCTTTGTCCTTTGCCAGCCCAATTTAAATTTACCCAATTTTTATAGGCATTAGCACCTGACATCCCATGTTCAACATTGTAGTCAAAAGATTTTAATAAATCGGCATCTTTAATTTGACTACGAATAGCTTTTAATACATTTTCTTGTTCTTTTAAAGGTTTATCCCAATCCAACATATTAGGGATGTATTCATCAGGTATATCTACTTTGTATAGATTGCCTTGATTTTCAGGCAAAGCTTTTCTTACTTTTTCTGCTTCAGAGCCACTTGCAAATGGGCCTGCTAAATTTTGACCTTCTGAGCCTAATCCTTGTTTTACATAAAAACCATCTTTACCTCGAAAAACAGCAATATCTTTTTTTTGCCCTAATGTTTCTTGATATTGTTTAGCTACCGCAGGATTTTCAGCAAAGTACATCCCATGCCCATAAGCCTGTGCGCCTTCACCAGTACCTACTTTGCTAATGTCAAACTTACCTTTAATGGTATGAGGTGTGCCATGATAAGCGGTCAATCCCATCAAATTAGGTACTTGAGCCATTTGGCGTTCAAAAGCTTCTCTATCGCCTACTTGTATGCCTTGGTCACCCATTGTTAAGCCAGCGTCTATATCAGCCCGTTGTTGGGCTAGATTTTGGGCGGCTGTTGGGATTACATTGGTTACATAGTTCTTTAGCTGTCGGGCTAGAGGTGCGTTAGGGCCTGTAACTCCCTGTGGTGTTACATATCCTGCTTGGCGTAGTGTTTCAGCCAAACTAGCCATATCAAGCTATGTCCTTTTGGAACTTATTAAAGTGTGTCAGTAAAGCAGCTTTACGCTTCATGCGTTTTTCTTCGTTGCCTACTAACTTACTGGGCTTACCACCCTTCATTGAGAAGTCTAGCTTCTTTGGTTCTTTAGTTTTCATTACATATCCTTCATTTTGTCGGTAAGCATTTGTTTTCTAGTCTTTTTGGGCGGTTTTGCCGTCTTAGCCGACTCAATAAAGTCTTGCTTGCTAGGAGCGTCTTTGCTACCAACCTTGTTCATCTTTTCGCCTGAACCAGCCTTGATGCGTTCCCGTTTGGCGTGAATGTTTGCGTATAGTCCTTGTTTAGCCACAGTTCCATCTCCTCATAGATGCTTTTGCTCGTTCAGCGTTCTTGCTGTTTTTTACTACTCCGCCCATTCTTGCACAAAAACTAGCTTTTCTGCCTTTATCGGCATCAGTCTTAGGATTTGGGGCGGGGGCTTTTAAATTGGCGTTGTTCTTACGATTGTAGGCTTCACGACCTTTGGCGGTCATACCAGCCCCTTGGTCGGTAGGCAGATAGTTCTTACCCTTACCAGTAGTGGTCTTGGGTATCTGCTTATCCATCGCAGCACGAATTTGGTCTTGGCGGCTCATTTTAAGAACTTTAACTTGTAAGTCGTAGTGTTAATTAAGTCGGCAATTTCATCAATAATGTTCTGTAGTTCGCTGTCTTGCGGTAAATCTTGGCGGGCTTCTTTAACAAAGTTCTGTAAGGATTCCATG